ACGAGAAGTTGCGACCCAATGTGGATGGCAACTCTACGGACATCAAGCCACGGATCTGCTCGTAGAACTCAATTGCTTGAGCGCGAGCAACGACCATCGTCGAGGCTGCAAAGTTTTTGTCTGCAACAAGGCTCAGACCAAATGGGTTAAATGTATTCATTTGTGTGATGTTTGATGTGCCTGCTGCGTTCATGCCCATGAGGCCAGCTGCGCCGACATATGGGAATACTGGACGCTTGTCAGCATCAAGTTGCTTGCCCAAGTACAGCCACACATTGGGATCAACAAACAAGTGGTCTGGCAAGAAGTTTGTTTCGGTGAGGATGTTGTAAGCGGCGGTGTACAGCGCGTTAAACAGTGAACTTGGGTCAGTCGATGCGACTGTCCATGTTGCACCGGACGCGGTTGCTCCAGCAGTAATTGCGTCTGCTGCGACATTGTCCGATGCGAGCATGTATTCGCCGACGAGGTCGTTGAGAATGATCTGCAACGATGCTGGGTCAGTGAAGTCAACATCTTGGATGGACAGTGTTACTTGACCAGCAAGCGTGGTTTTGCTGACAGTGTTTGCAGCAATGACCATGGTTGTTGCCGATGCGGCAGCAAGTTCGCTTGATTGTGCAGCGACGCTTGTGTGCGTAGTGATGGTTGGGCGAACAAAAGTCTTTGATGCTCCGCCGTTTGGCATTGCGCGTGCGCCGATTGCGTTAACAACTGGACGGATGAAATTGAGGTCTTGGAACACTGGCCCAAGGACTGGTACTGGCAAAAGACCAGGAGTGTCAGTGGTAAGAACATCGCCTGCAGCTGCTTCGAGAGCGGTCTGCCTTGACTTGATGTATTCCTGTGTTGCAGCTGCGACATTGCGGAATGTTTCTCCGCCGATGTGCATTGCAGCGAAGTATTCGCCCGGGGTTGGGAGATCAAACTTGCGCTTGGCTACTGCTGGAAGTGAAGCCGTTGGAATGGTGGCCTCGATGACTGGTGTTACTTCGGACATTGGTTCTGTCTCCTCTGTGGGTTCTTGTATTTCATTATTGTCGGTCTCTTCGGGTTCGTGGTGGATACTTGCAGCGATGTCGGTAATGATCGCTCCAGCAAACGCTGGAACTGGCACCATAGACAACTCGATCCAGTCGGCAGCCAACACGGTTACTGAGCCGTCATCGTTGGCGCGGCTTTTGGTTGGGTTTACGCCGACCGATACCGAGTCCAATACGCCGTCAAGGGCGAGCTGTAGAGCCTCGTCGCCTGCGGCTGTTTTGCTGATCTTGGCACTGAACAGCATGCCCTCTGGGGTGTCAACGCGTTCGGTGACGATGCCAATGGCCTGATTGCTGTCGTGGTTCATGTAAAGCCGTGGGGCTTTGCCTTCGACTGGCAAACTGCCTTGCTCAAATACAACTTGTGTGCCGTCGCTAACTGTGGCTGGCACGCCGTATGGGACTGCTATGCCTGTAATGGTTCGTGATGGTGTGCCGTCGCCTGCGGCTGCGTCAATGCTGACGGATGGTGCGGTAAATCTGATCATTAGCTTGCGATCTCCTCTTGCGTGTTTTCTGTTATTGGGTTTTCCATTTGATCTGCTAAATAATTCTCTTCGAGGTAAGACTCGTAATCAAAGGCAACGAAAGTGCCGTTTGGTAGCACATTATTCATTGACAATGTTTCTGCTATTGCGTCGGCGTAAAGTTTCACACCGAAGAACAGCAAGTCCATGCGCGCCTGTTGCGATGACTGGTACGAGTAAGACCCGGTCGAAACGCCGATTAGGTATGGCGGCACATTGCCAATGCGTCCACCAGTTTCGAGGGCGCTGTAGTTAGCTGACTCGATAAGAAGCATTTTGTCTGGTGACATTGTTGTCGGTTCGTAAGATAGAAACTCGTTTAGCGCAGCGGTCTGATTGGTTGCGCGCGCGGCGTTAAACGCAGCTGCAAGATCGGCTAGTTCTTGTGCGCTTAATGGTTCTCCACCAGTTTGCTTGAGTACGCCAGCAGGGATCGACGATGATGCGTTGCGTGCTCGAGCGTCTTGTATTTTTAGTGCTGTTTGTATTGCGGCCTGTGATGAATAGACCATGCCTTGGGTTGGCGACAAGAATTGCACCAAGTTCTTTGGGTCTATTTCTCCGCCTTGAAAATAAACTTCTTTGGACGGTGCAAACCATACGGGGCCAGCCATGTCTTGTGTTGTGACTGAGCCTGCTGGTAGTCGAGTAAAGGTTGCTGGGAAGCCGTCTGCGGTGCGGCTCGTAATGTACCAAAATGCGCGACCGTAAAAGTACAAGTCGTCAAAAGTCCACGACATAAGAAAATTAAACGGCACTGTGGGGTCAGGACGGCGTAGCCATGTGCGTGGCGCAATGTAGACGCGTTCCATTTCTTCGCCGTTCCACATTTCGTTGTACATTTTTAGTGGCATGCAGCCAATGACTGATGCCAGCAAGTCGCGGCTTCTTGAGATCGCAGGGATGGACACCGCCGCCGCTCTCAGTTGACCCTCTTGATAGGTGTAATACTGACCGATCATGTTTACGCCAGCATTTTGCGACGAGTAATTTATTCCGCCGCCAGCAGCTGCTGCTTTGGCTGGTGCAGGACTAATGGCGGCCTTGCTTACTTTGCGGTCAAATAATCCCATGCCACAACATTACAGATGCGAACGCTGTGATGGTGGCACTCGATCGGCCTAATCAGTTCCCGACGAAAGGCTAGGTACTTCGACCGAGTGCCGAGGGTATGTTACTGACTAACAGTGACCAGCATCGGCTTACCTGACACTGATGGCCTTGAGCAAAGTGCAGCTGCCCAGATCATGCAGCGACACAGCTCGATCGGCCCGGGTGATCTTTGAGATGACACTGCGACAGAGCCTTGCGATCGGACAGCGACCGCGCGCTGCACATGTTCAGCAAGTTGGGTTGAGCCGTCATGTAGCAGCATTTTTTCTGCTATCAGGTTTCTTACTGTGGGGGTGTATTTGAGTATTTCGCCGTAGCCGACAATGACCTTTTTGGTCTCTAGGTGTCGAGGCCATTGGATGTCGATGCTGGGTGAGATAGCAAACTTGCAGCCGTCAGCGGTCAGCCGATCGACCTCAAGCAAGAGAGCTGCAAAACTGTCCACGACGAAAGCCACGGTTACGACAATGCGCCGATCAGGTAATGCCACGGCGCGCAGGCCGAAGTAGCGCGAGTCGTCCATGCTGGTCTCAATGGCAACAATGCCGCCTTTTGGTATGTCGCCTTCGTGCTCGAGTGCAGGCCAGACACCCGGCGGTATCCAGCCGCGATCGGAAGCCACCCACAGATTTACTGATGCCCGTAAGAATTGTGCGCGGTCAGGGTTCTGGGACTCGGCCTCGATCGTTGACAATTCCAATGTATGACCGAGCGCAGGGTTGCCGTAAGCCCATGCGGCAGGGTTCATTGGGTCAAGGTCTGGCGGCGGTGACCATTCGGCAAAGTACAGCGACGATCGTTCGCCTCGATCTATCGCGCGCAGGCCTTGCTCACGCCAACGCAAAAATGCGGTTGATGCCTCAGTGCCAGCCGTTGACCAGCAGCTGAGTAGCGGTGATTTTCGTGCGCGCATTGATGGGATCAGTCCGCCGTCGATAGCGAGCTGTGACATGTCCCAGATTTCGTCTGCCACGATCAGGTCATTACTAGTGCCATGGCCTACCGATGGCTTTGCCGCCCTGACTGTCCACTTGCTGCCGTCTGGCATTGTTACCGAGTTCCGACCGTAAGCCTTGACACAGGATGCACCGAAGCGCGCCTCGAGCACTGGGGCTATCTCATCGAACAGTGTGATTGCCAAGTCGAGCCTGTTGGCAGTCGTTAGGACAGTTTGCTTCTTGCCCCGTATTTTTGGCATCTCTGTGAGCCACCAGCCGACGAGACTACCTAAAGCAACGGTCTTTCCGTTCTGTCTGGCAGTCGAAACAAGGCTCGTCCGATGCAGCAGCTCACCATGCTCGTCATAAGCCAGCTGACCGTCAAGCGCGCGTACCTGCCAAGGCATAAGCGTTATCCCTAGATGCTGTTCTGCCCATCCCTGCACATCAGCCCCGAACGATCCAGCATGATCCGTAACAGTCGTTTCCAGTCGAGGCCAGTCATGGCTGATCCCTGCCAGTTCAGGCTGGTTGCCCTCCGATAGAGACAAGAG